GACATGGACGCCGAAGATCCAGTGACATATCAGGTTGAGTTTGAAATTATGGATGCTTCTCGTGTGAATACAAAGGATGATCTATTTAAGATTATTCACAAAATTAACGATGTTTTTATTATGTTGAATACTAGTAAATGATAGAACTACTTCTACTCGTGTTATTGATTTTCATTTTGGTTCAGAATTCGAGTCAAAACACTAGTGAAGAGGTTAGTATTCTAGGATACAAGACAAAATATTTTCATATTTCCGACGGGGCTTCTAAGCGTATGTTCGAAAATATGAAGAAAGATAGACTCTCACCGGAATCGCTATTGAAATTTTTACACATGGAGGATAGGTTTCTTAAATTGGAACATATATCAGCATGCTCCGGAATTTCAAAACGAATTGAAGGGTATGGGTTATGTGATCAAATAAAGGAGGAGTTTTACGCGTACGATTTTTCATACCACGCTACACATTTAAAACAAATGGCTGAACCTCATAAAGTTATAAATCGAAGTATAACATGTTAAGAGTGTACAATAGAGCGCGTCTGTGTTTACCGGGTGTCATATTATAGACATTATCATATATATGAATTATCAGTCCCATGTCAGTTGATTCTCTATTTTCATCTATCCATCTATGGGCATCGGCCGCTATCATGAACTCATCTGTGCAGAGATACGAACGTTCTAGACGCCCCATACCGAACTCCTTATCATCGTCTCGTTCCTTTCGTATATATGAGCATATAATGTAATACGCCGTATCTATAAGAGACTCATATATATGAGGTGACCAACTAGAAGGTCCGTCATCTACACGAATAGCACTTCTATCCCACATGAAATGTACAAACTTTTCACGTGCGTCGTCCATTTGTTATATATCTCTCGTTTTCTTTATAACTGTTCAACTTTTGTACCTTTCGGAAATCTGTTTTTCTTCTTAGGGGGTGAAGGTGTCTTGTTTTTATTCATGACATTTTCGAGATCTTTTGCTAAATTATTATTCATTGCGTTAAGCTTGTTATTCAAGTTCTTTTTTCTCTGCATTTTCCACTCAGAAACTGTTCGGCGTTTGATATCATTGACACCTAATTTAAACGGGACACCCGCCTTATTTTTCTTTATATTCACCGTGTTTATACGTTTTTTAAGCTCAGTCACGTCTGAATTGATAGAAGGCATCACATTCCTGTATGTGTTCATCCACTTCTTACCGTATAATTTTTCAATATCTTTTTTAATTCCCATGTTCGTGAGACCTCGTGTTTCCAACACCTTTCCTTTAGCTTTAACTTTCTTGTTTACAGCTTTCGCAACCTTTTCAACCCTTTTAACATTGACCGGCAACGGTGTGGGAATGTTCAATTTCTTACATATAGTCTCGACCGTGTCGATATCTGAAATAGGTACACCCTTGGTTATCGCGATGGGCATGAGTTGTTCCTTAGTATACGCCATACATGGTTTGTTTTTAATAGTAAATTTACCGTAAACCTTACTCTTAATTTTGGCGCATATTTCAGGTTTTGTCGTTCTACCTGTAATGTCAACAATCCCTATTTTCTCAGCGACTGCTACTAATTTGGGACGAGGTATGGTCGCACACTTCTTAGATCCGATGCGTACACCGTTTTCACCATTTTTCGAACCATTTTTATTAAAATAGCTCACGGTATTACCTGTGTTTTTGATAGTTTTATTTTTAACTACACGCAACTTCTTAGCAGTTGGTTTAAAGTTTATATTTTTAAAATTACTAATCAATCCCATAACATTTAGCTCCTTTACGAGATCACTGCCAACGTTGTATGCATTATTTAAATCATTCGTGGTTTTAGCACCCATAATTTGTATTTTCCCCGATCTAAACAATTGAAATCCGTAATTCTTGTGTACCATTTTTAAAGATGGTCTTAGTTCCGGTTCGTATGAAGCGTTCCTCGATCTAGAAAATGCACGCGCTATATTAGCTAAATCCATAACACCGTTTGCTTGAAACGTACCAACCAATACAACGTATTTTATCGGATTGTATAGAAATTTAGAATTAGGTGTATACGTGTCTATGATATATTTCCGAATCATTTCTGGGTGTCGGATATTGTTGTTTAAAATACCACCGGAAAACTGCATCTTCCCGTTTTTATAAATCTTAACCATAAACTTACTCTCCAACCCATTTTCAAATATACGTCCATTTATTTCCGCTAAGAAATGTGCATGTTTATTTTTAGCGTTAGCGTTAGGTTTGACTGTAAACGTGTGTTTAGCACCTATGGCCATTCGCCCGTATCGCAATAATATACTATTTACTTCTACCCCTAACGTAGAACCCGGTGCGATGGGTTTTCGTTTATGTGGTTTTTTATACAGAATAGAATTTACGTCAACTGCATAATTACCGTCCATGGCATTTTGGTTTACTATCCCGTTAAAGATAGACAACTGTAAAGGCGAGATTCTCAATTGCGTAAAATTTGTACCGGATAATTTAGCACCTGCAATTGCACCAATCCGTCTGTTTATATTATTTACTGGTAATTGCATAGCGTTCTCCATCAACGCTCCGCGTTCCTGGTTCGTGAGATAAGGTGCACGCCTTATCATGTTCTGAGACGTGAGAGGGGTGTTCGAATTCGAATTTGAATTTTCAAATTCGTTAAATAAACCCATATATTACCCCTACATTTTTAATCAGTTCCCACCGACATTACAGGTTTCGCTGACATATCCGTGATATCGAGTCCGAATATAAACTCAGTACCGTTCTGCTCCATAGCCGGGAAAGTATCGTCACAGCTCTGGTACTTCATTGGTTCAGTGATTCGCTTGACCTTGATATCTCTCGTACCGAATGGACCTGCCCATATATCTTGATTCAGTGACTTGTTCAATACACCGTGGAACTCTGAATACTTTTTCTTGAAAAATTTAAGGGGACACTTTTTAGTAACATCGAATTCGACGCACGGTTCAGATAAGAACGATTCGAGGGGGCTACACGCAGTCGCTAGTTGACGCTGAATATCAGTGAAATAACGGGGTACGACGTTCCATACATCTTTATCGGGCCATTTTTGTGCGAATTCGAGATATGCGCGAACACATTTTTGTAAAATCGAAGGAATCTCGCGTTCAAGTTTGCTATCGAGAGTGGGATCTGCTTCCCTTACCTGTTTGGTAAAATCAACTGTAAGCACGCGTCGTAAGATACTCCCAGAATTATCGCGCCAATTCGGTACTTCGTTACCCCCAAGAATACCTGGTACAGTCCACTCGAAAGATTGCGCCTTCTCGTGCTTCACCGCAATAGACACATCTTCACCACTCACGATCGACTGGAATTCTGCCTGTTCCAGTGCTAAATCACCTTTGATTTCGGGTGCGATAAACATAAACCCATCCATAATAGCGGATAATCCAAACTTTCGTTCTACATTGTTCGACAACGTTTTAACATCTTCCGTGCAGTAGAATTTTCGGAACACTTTTGTGATCAGTGTAGATTTACCTGAGCGTGCAACACCTTTCAGGAAAGGGATACATTGCCACTTATCAATCTCGTTCACATCGAAGCATAGACGACCACCCAATGCAAATACCCACTCACATACATCTTTATTAAGCTGTTGATACTTCAGGATAGAGTCGAAAAACGGGGTTGGGATTTCTCGCCAATCTTTATTGCTGTAGTCTTCAAAATCGAGATCAAAGTATTTACTACTCACGATAGTTTGATCGAGATTCTTAAACTCGTTTGATTCATATGTGTAGAAACTCGCACGCCAATGAGGGTTATCAATCGCAGAGTTTGCATCGTCGAATTCTTTACCGATGAAGATCCCATTCTTAAACGACCATACGTGGCGGTTCTTTTGAATCTCGGGAAATTGCATATCTTTTGTATTTTTTAAGTGTCGGATGAGATCTCCGTGACCAGGGGCGCGAGCTGTTAGATTCTTCCATAATTCAAACTGTACCTCCTTCTTTGCTACACCGTAGACATAGTCTTCAATCGTTTCGATCGGTTTCCATGCACGGGTTAGCGCACCTTCAGGGCTCTTAATCTGAGTACAACACTGTCCCTTGTATCGTCTAATTTGACGTCGGTATAAGTCCTTGAGAGTTTGTAATAAAGCCTGTTGGAACGGGTTTAATTCGTCTACATTTGTAATAGTGGACATTCGAAAAATTGACGGGTCGGTTTCGGGGTTAATTGGAACATATGTGGGATTGTTAATGCGTTCACTTATACGAGCGTTGCGGAATACGATTTGCCAGGCGTCATCGACCTGATCAATCAGGCGGTTGATACGAACTGAAATTTTCATATCGTTATCATCCTCGATATCCATCATGTTAAGTGTATCGGATCGATGGTACAATTCACATAGGCGTTCGTTCATACGCTTGACTTTAGATTCTACACGTGTAATGTCAATAGATACAGGGAGTCCATCATCGGTTAATTCTTCTTTCGTAAAAAAGTTTTCGTATCCGATACGATAGGATAGGTATATATCATCACGGTTGTTAATTTTCCACATATCTTCCAGTTGCACGAGAAAATTCATGACATCGTCATGAGAAAAAGTTTGTATTTGGTTCGTCCACATAGCACTATTCGCATCGTCTCGATTCGCCGTCTCGTCGATAAAATGTGTAACGGAGTCTGTCATTTTCTATTTATAGAATTCATTTTTTAAGCGGCGTTATCTCTTCTGGAGAGTTGACAAAAGTTTTACTAGGATTTTGTTTTGAATTTCCATTTGATGACCCATATTCACGAGGGCACTACACACGGTATCACCTTCGGGTGTTGTGAGGGTCGAACCAAGAATAGCCTCCATCGGGGCGCTATAATTTTCATCCTCATCTTCATATTGTGACAGATCAATATCGTCAACATTCTCAGGCTGAGAACCCGTTTGAGATTCGTTTTCATATTCGGATCCGGATCCGGATTCAGATTCGGCACTGGGGTGAGGCACTGTTGTTTCGGAGGTGGACATTTATGTATGATGAGGAAAAATAGTGCCGTGTTTTTCGCGGCTGAAATAAAATGTTGGTATATAATACAATACTCTCAAAATGGCCGGTGGTCTCATGCAACTCGTCGCTTACGGTGCCCAGGATGTTTACCTTACCGGAAACCCTAAGGTTACTTTCTTCCAGGCGGTCTACCGCCGCCACACAAACTTCGCGATGGAAAACATCGAACAAACTGTCAACGGTACCGCCGGTAACTCCGGTCGCGTGTCCGTGACCGTCGCCCGTAACGGTGATCTCGTCGCTGACATGTACGTTGAAATGAAGGCCGCTACCGGTCTCGCGACCATCTCCACCGCCGGCGGTGCCCTCGACAACGCGTGGGTTGCCGAGCGTGCGATCAAGGATGTTGAGCTGTCCATCGGTGGTCAGCGCATCGACAAGCACTACCAGAAGTGGTGGCGCATGTACTCCGAACTGTACCTCG